GCATCACAAGCAGATGGATTAACCATAGCAAAACTTTTAGAAGCAAAAAGACTATTAGATGCAGCAGATGTTGATCCATCTATACAAAGATACATTGTATGTGGACCAAAACAAATCTCTGATTTATTAGGATCAACACAAGTTACTTCTTATGATTTCAATACAGTTAAAGCTCTAGCACAGGGTCAAGTGGACTCTTTCTTAGGTTTTAAATTTATTGTTAGCAATAGATTGTTATTTGATGCAACTAACACAGACGACAGACTAGCTTACGCATTTACTCAAGACGCTATTAAATTAGCTATTGGTCAAGATGTTATGGCAAGAATAGATGAGAGAGCTGATAAATCTTACAGCACTCAAGTTTATTACTGCATGAGCCTTGGTGCAACTAGAATGGAAGAAGAAAAAGTTGTTCAAATAGCTTGTGATGAATAATCTAACAATAGGAGAATAAAACTATGGCTACATTATACTCAAACCAGAAAACCAAGTGGTCTCAAAACGTACCTTCTGAAAAGATTGATACTAATGAACTAAGTGGCAGAGTAAGAGTGGCATTTGCTGATATTACATTAGCATCTGCTTCTATTTCTGACGTAGTAGAGTTTGTTAATTTACCAAATGGTGCAAGATTGCTTGATGGTTATTTAACAAATGCTACATTGGGTGCATCTACAACTTTATCAGTTGGATATGCTTCTCATAAAAATGCTGCAGGAACTACTGTTGCTGCATCTGCGTCTGCTTACTTAGCTGCTACTTCTACAGCTTCACCTGCAAGAACAGACATCCTTGCAACTATTGCATTGGGTGCAGGTTCAGTAGTTGATGCTAATCAAGATGGTTTACCAATTACAGCTACCTTAGCTGGTGGTACAGCATCTGGAGTAGTACAAATTGCTATCAGATACGTTGTAGATTAATACTACTTAAAATAGTGGGGAGTAAAATCCCCACTATTAGTCATGAAAAAAATTGATCAACCAAAAACTATTTTACATTTCAAACATAAAGATTATATCTATCGTTACGTTTTAGTTGATAGATTTAAACACACATCAACACATCATCATGGGTTTGATGATAAGCTAGAGCTTACAGATAAAGAGATATTTGCATTAGTATCTCCTAGACAATTAAGACGCAAATATATTATAAAGAAAGATTAATATGGCTAGTGTTGTACAAATATGTAATAGTGCTTTAAATCAACTTGGTGCTTCAACCATATTAACTCTTACAGAAGATTCTAAAAACGCAAGACTTTGCAATGCTAGATACGAAAATGTAAGAGATGCAGTATTTAGAAATCATCCTTGGAATTGTTTAATTAAACGACAACAGATTGCAGCCGACACATCAACTCCTGCTTGGGGATTTACAAAACAATTTACACTACCATCAGATTGCTTAAGACTACTTAGAATATTAGATTTTGATTCTGATTATGTTGTTGAGGGTAGAAAAATATTATCCAATAGTGCAACAATGAAAATTCTATATATATCAAGAATTACAGATCCAAATGAATATGATGAATTACTTAGAGAAGTTATATCATCTGCATTAGCTGCTGATATAGCTTATGCAATTACATCATCTAATCCTGTAGCAACACAAATGTATGCTTTGTATCAAGAGAAATTAAAAGACGCTAGATTTGTAGATGCAACAGAGGGACAAAACTTAGATCCAGAATTAGGAACATCGTCTATTATAGATTCAAGTACATTTATCAACTCAAGGTTTTAAGCAATGGCTAGAGTTGCGGTACAACTTACAAACTTTACTGGTGGTGAATTATCACCAAGACTAGATGGTAGAAATGATCTAGCAAAATATTCATCTGGTTGCAAAACAGTACAGAACATGGTGATTTATCCTCATGGTTCTGCAGCTAGAAGACCAGGCACTACTTTTGCTGCGGAAGTAAAAACATCAGCTAACAAAACAAGATTAATACCTTTTGAGTTCTCAACAACACAAACGTATATGATGGAGTTTGGAAATCAATATATACGATTTTATAAAGATAGTGGTGCAATACTAGAAACAGAAAAAAATATTACAAATATTACAACTGCAAATCCTGGTGTAGTAACATCTGCATCTCATGGTTATTCTAATGGAGATACAGTTGTTATCACTAACGTTGTTGGTATGACTCAAGTTAATAATAAAAGATTTAAAGTTGCAAACGTTGCAACCAATACATTTGAATTACAAAATATAGATGGCGTTAATGTAAACACATCTTCTCACACAGCTTATGTATCTGGTGGTAAAGTGGCAAGAGTATATGAAATATCTTCTCCATATTTAACAGCAAATTTATTTCAGTTAAAATTTGCACAGTCAGCAGATGTTATGTACATTACACATCCAAGTCATGCAGTTAGAAAATTATCAAGAACTGGACATACATCTTGGACTTTAACTGAAGTAGAATTTGAGAATGGTCCATACTTAGATGACAATACATCTACAGTAACACTATCAACCTCTGCACATACAGTTGGATCTGGCAGAACTTTAACAGCATCTGCTGCAACCTTTGTATCTACTGATGTTGGAAGATTAGTAAGATTTAGATCTGGTTATGGAGAGATAACTGCATTTACTAGTACAACCTCTGTAACTTGGACTATAGAAAAAGATACAGGTTCTGCATCCTCATCTACTGACTGGGCTTTAGGTGCTTTCTCAGAAACTACTGGTCATCCTTCTTGCGTAACTTTTTTTGAACAACGATTAGTATTTGCAGGAACAACCAATCAACCCCAAACTTTATATTTTTCTAAATCAGGTGATTATGAAAATATGAATGAAAATAGAGGCGGAACGATTGTAGATGATGATGCAATTATTTATACAATCGCTTCTAACCAAGTGAATGCAATTCGTTTTTTATCTGCAACACGAACTTTAATTGTAGGTACAGTAGGTGGCGAGTTTTCTGTATCAGGTGGTGGTACAGATGACCCTGTAACGCCTACAAATATATTAATTAAAAAACAATCTAACCATGGTTGTGCAAACGTAGATGCTATACCAGTAGGTAACGCCACATTATTTTTACAAAGAGCTAAAAGAAAAATTAGAGAACTAGCATATAACTTTGACGTGGATGGTTACATAGCACCTGACATGACTATACTTGCTGAACATATAACTAATACTGGTGTTAATGAAATGTCATATCAACAAGAACCTAATCAAATTATCTGGGCTGTTAGAGAAGATGGAGTGTTAATAGGTTTAACCTATCAACGAGAGCAACAAGTAGTTGCTTGGCACAGACATATATTTGGTGGCTCATTTAGTACAGGTAGTGCAGTATGTGAAACAGTTGCAACCATACCAACAGATAGCAACGAATATCAAACATGGGTTATTATTAAACGAACTATAAATGGTGTTACAAGACGCTATGTAGAATACTTAAATAATTTTTCTTTTACTAATACAGATAACACAACATTTAATTTTTTAGACTCGCAGCTATCTTATTCTGGCTCTGCAACAACTACTATTACTGGACTAGATCATCTTGAGGGACAATCTGTTGGTGTGTTAGTTAATGGCTCAACACATCCTGACAGAACTGTATCAAGCGGATCTATTACTCTTGCACGATCTGGCACAAATGTAAAAGTTGGATTAAACTATACATCGTTATTACAAACTATGAGACTTGATGCTGGTTCGCAAGATGGAACATCACAAGGTAAAACTAAAAGAATATTTGATATTTCAATTCGTTTGTTTGAATCTGTTGGTGTAGAAGTTGGTCCAGATTTATCAAACATGGAATCTATACCATTTAGATCTTCTGCTGCAGCTATGGACACAGCCATACCAGTATTTACAGGAGATAAGGAAACAGAATTTAGAGGCAACTATGAAACTGATGGTCATATTTTTGTAAGGCAAACTCAACCTTTACCTTTAACAGTTTTATCGTTATATCCAAGATTGGTTACTAACGATGGATAAACTTATTATAATTCCATACAAACAAGATCATGGGAAAATTATTATGCAATCACAAATGAATCACATGCTAACACAAAAGGATGCACAGTTTATCATCAACGATAATAATAAAGAATGTATGGATTTAGAACAAGAAGGATTAGCATTTACAGGATTAATTAATGATAAAGTAATTGCTGCTGCTGGTATGAAAAGAATATGGGGTAATGTTGCAGAGGGTTGGTTTATTGGTAAGCAAGAAGTTTGGAATTATCCTATAACCATTGCAAAAGCTGTAAAGCAAAACATAGATTATCTAGCAACATCTAATAAAATTAAAAGATTACAAACAGCAGTACGAGCTGACTTTGGAATTGGAATTAGATTTGCTAAGTGGTTAGGATTTACTAATGAAGGGTTAATGAAGCACTATGGTTTTGATGACACAGATCATTATAGATTTGCGAGGATTTATTAATGGTAGCACAAGTAGCAACAGTAGCACTAGGTTACGCACAGTTTAAACAGCAAGGTGCTGCAGGTAAATATAATCAAGCTATACAAAATCGTAATGCACAAATAGCTGAACAAGAAGCAGCACAAATTGAAAAACAATTAGAATTTGATATAGCAAGATTTGATCAAAAAGTTGAACAACTACAGGGACAAACTACAACTAGAATTTTAAAAACAGGTGCAGATTTATCTGGAACTGGTTTAAGAGTATTAAGAGCTAACGCAGAAGAAGCTGAAAAAGAAAGAAACATTATGGAATATAATGCCAAGATTGGTCAAGCAAGAAAGTTTGAAGAAGCTAACTTTGCAAGAATACAGGGACAAGTTGCTAGACAAACAGCAAGAATTGCACAAATGGGAACTATAATGCAAACAGGTACAAGTTTATTAAGGATGGGTGGATTTGGATCTTCATCTCCAAGACCAGCTTTACCTTACACACCAGCAATGGAATAAAATATGCCAAGAGATTATAAAAGCGAATATGAAAATTATCATTCTAAATCAGAACAAAAAAAAGATAGAGCTGGTAGAAATGGTGCAAGAAGAATGCTTAAGAAAAAATATGGAAACAGTTTACTTGGTAAAGATGTAGATCATAAAGATAGAAACCCAAGAAATAATAATATTAGTAATTTGAGAGTACAATCTAAATCAATAAACAGATCAAGGAATCAATAATGCCAAAGATACCTACATTTGAATCACAACTAAGACCAACAGCTGAAGTACCTAGCGTTAAAGCATCTTTTCAAGTTCCTGTAACTAATGAAATTTTTAGTAAAGCTCAAACAGCTTTGACAGATTATTATGTAAGAGAACAAGAAGAAGAAGCTAAATTAAAATCTATTGATTATCAAAATAAAGCATTACCAAAATTATATGAAGTATATGATAAATATAAAAACAATCCTTTTCCTAGTGAAGCTGCTGATGGTTTTAACAAAGAAGGAACAGAAGTAATAAATAATTTTATTAATGAAAATCTTTCTAAAGAAAATAAATTTGTTCAAAGAGCGGTATCTGCAAAATTAAGTGCAAATCTTTCTCAATTAAATTTAGCAACAATTCAATCTTCAAGAAAAGCAATGGAATTAAATGCAAATAGAGTTGATAAAGATTGGGACTCTGGTTGGGTATCAAAATTTACACTTCCAGGTTATCTTGAATCTGGTCAAGCAGATAATGAAGCCGCAGAATATGTAAATAATAAATATATGGGAGATCCATATACTAAAAAAATTAAGTTAGATGAAAAGTTTAAAATAAAAGATACATTTTTAATAATTAAAGATGCAAAAGAACCAATTTCTTTTTTAGAAAAATTAAAACAAAATCCAGATCTTTATAAAAATGCAGATTTAAATTTAAAAAGTCAGTTAATATTACAAGCACAAGAAGAGTCTAAAAAAACTACAGATGGAATAATGATCTATGATAAATTTACCAAAGGAATTGATCCAATTATAGGAACTAATGCTGATAAAAAAGAAACATTAGAAACTGTAGAAAAAATTGCAATGCAAAAAGTATACACACCTGAAAAATCTGACGCTCAATTATTTGTTGAAGTAGATAATTCATTTAGAGGTGTTGGTAGATTAGCACCATCTTATCAATCAATATTAAAACAAGGTGTAGCCAGTGGAACTATTGGTGGAAAACCAACGCAAACAGCTTTAAAAGCATTAGATATTGCTGACGCTGCTGATCAACAAGGTAGATTAGATGAATATACAACTAATGAAGAATTAAAATTCTACAGAAGTTATTTAGCTGCAAGAAAAATTCTTGGTAAAGAAAAAGCAGAAGCCTATGAAATGGCTGTTAATGCAAAAGACAAAGCAATTAAATTATCATCTTTACCTTTATATGCAAGAAAAAGAGAATCAACTTTAGCAGATATAAGAAAATCATTTAGTAATGTTAAAAGCACAAATGTATCTGAACTTCTTGCATATTCTGAATCTTTGTTTGATTTATATATATCTAATGGAATTGATCCAGATAAAGCTCAAAGCGAAGTTATTAAAAATATGAAAACAGATACTATTGAAATTGATAACTACAGATATTTAAAAAGAGATATTAATCCATTTAAATCTATTGGTGGATTAGATGAAATTAAACCAGTAAAAGAATTTATAATTAAAAAATATTTGCCAGAAGAAGATCCTAAAGATTTTTATTTAAAACATACTGGTGCAGGAACATTTAATATTTATCACAGAACACAAATGCACACTTATTACACAGATAATGGAGATCCATTAATATTTAATTATAATCAAATGGTTAAAATAAAAGAAGAAATGACTTCTAAGAAAAAAAAAGAAATTACTAAGCAAACTATTGAATCTCAATCAGAAATGCAAGAACGAAGAATAAGATCATTAGAATCTCAAACAACTGTTCCATAAAATGTCTTCTGAAAATTTAAATAATCTTGTTGTTAGTACAGATTACTTATCAACTAAAGATGAAGAAATAATAAAAGCACAATCAGAAAAAGAAAAAATAAGTTTAACAGAAGGTGCATCTATTGTTTTACAAGATCAGCTTATTCCATCTTTATTTAGGATGGCTAATAAAGAAAGTTTAGAGCCAGATTACAATTTTAGATTTACAGAAGAATCTTTTAAAGATCTTACAGATGGAGTTGAAGAAGATTATTGGGATGAATTTGGTAATGCAAGTTCTTTAGAAAATGCTTATCAAATTAAAAGAAGAATTTTAGATGCTCAAGAAAATAATAAAAAACTAGCAACATTAGGATATACTGGAGTTGGATTAAGTGTAGCTTCTGCTCTTTTAGATCCAGGTGCTTTAGTTGCAGATGGTGTAACTTTTGGTCTTGCTAGACCATTTATATACGCAAATAAAGCCTCTCGTATTTCTAAATATATTCGTGCTGGAGCTTTAGGTGCTGGTCAAGCAGGATTAATAACCGCTCCAACTATACTTGCAGATCCAACTAGAGATGCAGAAGAAATAGCTATCGCTATGGGTTTTGGTGGTGCTGTTACTGCTGGACTTACAAAATTTCTTGCACCAAAACATCCAATTATAAATAAATTTGACGCTAAATCAGTTGATCTTGCTAAATCAATAGAAAGAAGAAGTTTGGAAAATGATGGTTATAAAATAACTCCAAATGGAGAAAAATATTTTAAACCAATTAAGTATGTAGATTTAAATAGAAATACAGATGAAATTGATGAAATAAACAAAGCACAAAATAAATTTATATTTAGTAATAAAAATAAATATATTGAAAGTCAAAATATTGCAAAAACTAAAGTTAAAGAATTTATTAAAGGAGATGAAACATTAGAAAATTTTTTTAATAGAGTAGACAAAACTCCAGATGTTGCAAATCCCTTGTTTTTACCAAGATTTGACAAATCTTCAATAGGAAGAAGATCTGATAATCCTCTTACTAGATCTTTATATGAAAAATTAGCAGAAGAACCAGTCGGAAATAAAGATTATTCTGTTCAAGTTCCAACTGCTGATATTCATAAAAAAAATTATTACACAACTAAACTTGCACAATTTTATAGAGGTTATAGACCAGGATTAAATGAATACTTAGATTCAAAGAAAAAATTTTTTAAAAGATATAATTATAAGACACAAGAAGAATTTTCAAATTTAGTTGGTCGTGCAATTAGAGGAGAAGATATACAAATACCAGCTGTGCAAAAAGCTGCTGCATCATCAAAAGTTCTTTTAAAGAATATTTTAGATGATTTAAAATTAGAAAAAGTTCAAGGTGCTACTGATGTCATAGATAATCCAAATTATTTTCCAAGAAAATATTTATTATCAAAAATACAAAAATATACAGAATTAATTACAGAACCTAATTTAATTAAATTTTTAAAAAATTCTTTAGTTAAAGGATCTAAAGATCTTTCTGATGAAAAAGGATTAAAAATTGCTGAAAATATTTTAAAAATGATTAAAAAATCAAAATATGGTGATGGTATATCTATAGATCGTATTTTAAATACATCAGATGAATTAGAATTAAGAGAACTTATTAGAACACAAACAGATTTAAATCCTTCAGAAACAACAGATTTAGTTAAACTTTTACTTAAAGAAAAAAAAACTAATGTACCATCAAGACTTAGAAGAAGAGCTTCATTTGATGAACTGCATCAAGAAAACATTAATGGAATTACTTTAAGATTTTCTGATTTATTAGATAATAATGCAGAAGGTATTATTGGATCTTACTTACAGCAATTTGCTGGTCATATTGCTTTAGCAAGAGTTGGTATTAAATCTGTAGCAGATTATTCTAAAATACTAAATACAGTAAGACAAGGCTATGATGTTTCTGAAGTTGCTAATGCTTATAAATCTGTATTTGGAAGTGCAAGAATAAATAGAGAATTAAATATTATAGATACAATTTATAAAAATATAATTGGCATACCAACTGAAACAGATATTAATTCTGGAACTGCTTTAATTGCAAGAAATGTAAGAAAATATAATTATGTAAACGTATTTAATCAAATAGGTTTTTCTCAAATTCCAGATCATGGAAATATATTAGGAACTGCTGGACCAGTTATGTATGCAAGATATATTCCTTTATGGAAAAGTATTATTAAAAGAACAAAAGATGGAAAATTATCAGATGAATTTTTAGATGAAATGGAAACATTTGTTTCTGGAACTGGATCAAATAGATTAACAAGTTCTATTTTGAATAGAACAGATGATTTTGCTGGAATAAATAAAAGAATAGGTAGCGTAGAAAAAGCATTTGATGTATTTTCTGAAATAACATCTGATGGTTCTGGTTTTTATTTAGTTGATACTTTATCTAAAAGACTAGCAACAACTATTGTTTTTAATAAATTAGCAAAACATGCAACAGGAGAACTTGCTTTAAAAGCAGATGATTTAAAAAGATATAGAAATATTGGTTTTACTGATGAAGATTTAACAAAAATATTTGACAGTATTAAAAAAAATTCAACTTTTATAGAAGGTGGTTTAACTGGAAGAAGAATAAGAAGATTAAATATTGATGATTGGCAAGATCAAGATTTAGCAAATAAACTATCTTTAAATATGGGTAGATATTTAGGTAGAGTAATACAAGAAAGTAACTATGGAGAGATGATTGGTTATTTTAAATTAGCTGATTCAACACTTGGAAAAACATTAATGCAATTTAGAACATTTATTACTACTGCTTATTCTAAACAATTATTACATGGTTTACACATGAGAGATCTTAATTTCTTTACTGCATTTTTTGGATCTATGTTTTTTGCAAGTTTAGCTTATATTGCTCAGATCTACGCACAAGCTGCAGGAAAAGGAACTGCAGAAAGACAAAATTTTTTAGAAGAAAAATTAGATCCTTCTGCAATCGCAAAAGCTACATTCCAAAGATCAACTTATTCTACAATAATACCTCCAGCTGTTGATGCACTTAGAACTGCAAATGGTTATGATCCTATATTTAATTATAGAACATCTGGTTTAGATATTAATTTGTGGACTGGAAATCCTACAGTTTCTTTATTTTATAATGCTGCTAGTGCTTATAAAGGAGTAGCATCTTCTATATCTCAAGATGATTATGATTTAAGCAAAAGAGATGTATATAATGTATTAAGAATACTTCCTTTCCAAAATATGTTAGGAGTAAGAAACGTATTACAATATATGATTGATGAATCTGATTTACCTGAATTTTCAGAATAAACATGATAGACATTAACAAACAAATTTAATATAGCAAAATTATGACAATATCATCAACCACAGTTAGAAATAGTTATTTTGGTGATGGATCAACCACAACATTTAGCTATACCTTTAAAATATTTGCTGAATCAGATTTACAAGTAATTATTAGATCCTCAACTGGAACAGAAACTACAAAAACTATTACAACGCATTATACAATTACAGGCGTTGGTGCATCTGGCGGTGGTTCAGTTATATTTACAGCAGGTAATATTCCATCAATAACAGAGACAGTTGTATTAAGACGTAACGTACCACAAACACAATCCATTGATTACATAGCAAACGATCCATTCCCAGCAGAATCGCATGAGGAAGGTTTAGATAGATCTATGATGGTTGCACAGCAAATCCAAGAAGAACTTGGTCGTGCAATAAAACTATCAAAAACCAATACAATGACATCTACAGAATTTACAACAAGTGCGTCTAATAGAGCTAATAAAGTATTTGCGTTTGATAGTACAGGTGAGCTTTCTATTGCACAAGAGCTTGGAACATTTAAAGGTAACTGGTCAGCAGGAGTAAATTATGTTGTTAGAGATTTAGTTAAAGATACATCTACTAATAATATTTTTATTGCTACTGTAGCTCATACCTCATCAGGATCGCAACCCCTTACAACAAATGTTGATAGTGCAAAATGGACTTTAATTGTAGATGCTGCATCTGCAAGTTCATCCTCAACAGCAGCAGCAGCTTCTGCTGCAGCAGCCGCAGCTTCTGCATCGGCAGCTAGTACAAGTGCATCTAACGCAAGTACAAGTGCTAGTAATGCTAGTACATCTGCAAGTGCTGCCGCAGCTTCCGCTGCAGCCGCAGCTGCATCTGCTGATAATTTTGATGATGTTTATTTAGGTGCAAAGGCATCCAATCCAACTGTTGATAATGATGGTGATCCTTTAACTGCTGGTGATCTGTATTTTAACACTACTTCAAATGTATTAAAATATTACACAGGTTCTACTTGGTTAAATGTAGAAGCTACTGATACTAGTAGTTTTGCAACTAAAGGATTTAGTATTGCGATGTCAATCGCATTATAATAAGGAATAGATATGGCTCAAGATTTTACAAGATATAAACAAAGAAATATAGGAACATCAGCAACTACTTTATTTACAGCAAACTCAAATGATACAATCGTAGGTATATCTGTAGCTAATGTTACAGGATCTGCTGTTAATGCAGATGTATTTATTAACGATGGTTCAAATGATTTTTATTTAGTTAAAACTGCACCAATCCCAGCAGGATCGGCATTACAAGTTCTTGATGGTGGAGCTAAAGTTGTAGTTCAATCTGGTGATATTTTAAAAGTTAAATCTGATACAGCTTCTTCTTTAGATGTTTGGATTTCAACTGTTGATGCAATTTCTTAATAGGAAATAAACATGGGATATATAGGAGCAAAACCTTCAGCAGTACCTTTAACTTCTGCTGATTTAGTAGATGGCATTGTAACTTCTTCAAAAATAGCAGATGGTACAATAGCAAATGCTGATATTAGCTCTACTGCTGGTATCACTTTAAATAAATTATCTGGCAATCCAAGTTTTAGAAATATCGTCATCAATGGGGATATGCAAATTGCACAAAGAAGTACAAGTGTGGCTTCTATAACTACTTCTGGTTATAGAACTTTAGATAGATTTTATTTAGGTTTAAGTACTCTTGGAACTTGGACAATGTCACAATCAACTGATGTTCCTTCAGGTTATGGTTTTTCTTATTCAACAAAATTAGATTGTACAACTGCTGATGCTTCTCCTGCATCTGGAGATAATATGCTTATAAGTCAATTTTTTGAAGGACAAAATTTACAATATTTAAAAAAAGGAACTGCTAATGCTGTATCTTTAACAGCATCATTTTGGGTTAAATCTACTAAGACTGGAACATTTATTTGTGAATTACATGACACAGATAATTCAAGAGCTATATCAAAATCTTATACTGTAAATACTACTAATACTTGGGAATTTAAAACAGTAACTTTTCCTGCTGATACAACTGGGGCATTTACAAATGATAATGGTGATAGTCTTGGTTTGAATTTTTGGTTAGGTGCTGGAACAAATTTTACTTCAGGAGCATTACAAACATCTTGGGGTGCAATTGTAAGTGCAAACAGAGCAGTTGGACAAGTTAATATAGCAGATAGCACAGCAAACGATTTCTTCATTACTGGAGTTCAATTAGAAGCTGGAACAAGTGCTACCGATTTTGAGTTCTTACCTTTTGATGTGAATTTAGGAAGATGTTTGAGGTATTACGAAAAAAGTGTTGCTAGTTCAGTATCCTTACCAACTTCTTCAGAAGCAGGTTCTCATCAAATTAATGGATTTCAAACTGGTTCAAAACAAAT